TCTGCTGCTGGGCTTGCGACGATAGCCTACGAGGCACAAAGTCTCTCCTACGGCATTGTAGATGGGAAGCAGCCTTCCATCCTTGAGTAGTTTATTGATCTTTGGGTTCACGTTTCGGGGTTTGGGGGTATGAATTGCGGGGTTGCGGTCTTGTTTGATTCCGATGACTTTTGCTCGCATAAATAAAATCGTAGTTTTCCCGATACTTCGGGCCGTCCACTTTCCTTGGTCTGTCTCCCTTGCCAGCCATCTAAAACTCCAGTGGGTCAATAACCCATCCTAATTGGGGGTGGCGGTCTATGATTCGGCGTTGTAGCCCCTTGACGAAGTCTTCTCCAGACTCCTTGATGTCGTTATCCAGCCAGTCACGGGTGGATTCCAACAGTGTTCTTAACGTAGCTTCGGCGTGGGCCAGATCGTCGTTAAGCTGTGCAATTGTATTATTCATATGAGGGGTTGGGGCGGGAGATAGGTCGAATTACCTCCCACCCCATGGGCTGACACCCTAAATTAGAATGCCTCGTCTACTTCTTCTTCCTTCTTGTAAGGAGGAGAGAATTTGAGGCTGATGTAGTCTACTCCCTTTTGGGACTTCTGTTTCCAGCCCGCAACGTCGAGGAGGACTCCGTTGACCATCACCTTACCCTTGTGGGTCGGGGCTTTGGGGTTATCGCTTTTGTTCGGGAACAATGCTCCCGAATTGTCTTTTTGTTGGTTATTCATAGTTATTTTGTTTCTTTATTATCTCTTCACTAATGGCCAGTAGGTCTACTGTAGGCACTACGGTCATCAGATCTTTTCTACCATTGCGTTGGTAAAGTCTATAGACAGCGGGTTTCAGGCTTTGTTCACTATTTTCTGTCAATCCTTCAATAAAGGGCATGAGGGTGCGGCGTTTGACCACTATCCAATGAGCGCGGGTCTCAAAGACGATGTAGTCTGCTTCTCCGTAAAGCCAGCCCAGATCCCCGTTGACGTTGCGTAGTTCGATGTAGTGCATACGATCTGTGGGTTCGGGGTCGGCCCGATTCCACTTCTTCATCGCCTTAACATCGTATTTGGTGCCAGCTACCGACTTAACGTCCCAATGCTCATGGATATCCTGCTTCATGGTAGCAAAGACAGGCCCACTAATGTGCCGTGCAAATCGCTGTTCGGCGCGTTGCCCGATCTCAAAGCATGTGTTCATATTTCAATCTTTCTAAAGATTTTAGTTTATTTTGAGGAATAAAGTATGCTGGTGGACGCTTCCCATAGACTTGAAGCCATTCTTTTTGCTTGGCATCGCGGCCCAAAATCCATCCTCTAACGTTATAAATTCCATTCTTGCCAGTAACAAGAATCCATATTGCGTCATTGTCATCTTCTGGCCTAACAATCAAATCATAGTGATGCTCGCTTCTTGTTCTAACCTGAATTCCATTTAAGTCATTAGCCTTAAACGTATTAACTGATCCGTCCCAATAAACATCCAAAGCTTTTGCCGCTGCCATTTCCCCCATAGCCCCCTCAATGTTAATGCCCCAACCATCACCATTGAATCCATGGGCATCATGCAGTCCCGCCCGTATTGCTTGCCAATTTCTTAACCCACCAACACGAACGGCGGAGCCAACTTCGTGACTTGTTAGTTTTATTTCCATTGCGATATTAGACAAGGTGGGCTTTGAAATGTTCAAAGTTTATTGCCATCCATCGCATAGCCTTGCCGTCATTGCCCACATCCTTAGCCCAGACAGCATTGTCGCTCACCACTCCGTACTCTTGTAGAAGGTTCATTACCTTGACCTCATCCTCAAGTCGGGTTTTGATCCACCTCTCTAGCTTATTTCCAGTAGAGGAGAGCATAGATACCATAGGAAAATGTTCCCCAAAAGATAATGGCTAGGATAGAGGCTGCAACAATTGTAGTTAGCTTCATTGTTATTCAGGTTTAATTCGGTCTTTGATGACCTTGAGGGCCACGATAACCATGGCACCCCAGAAAACAATAGCTACAAATGAGTCAACCATTGAGGTAATTAGTCAACCATCAGTCAAGATGCTTGCCTGTAACTTTCCACCAGCCGATAAACAAACAGGCCAGCATTGCGTAGATAGATCCTATAGCTTCCATAAAATAAATAGGGAGGAGGCTAATTGCCCCCTCCCTTTGTTTCTGTAGTTTGAACCCGTTGTCTACAGAAAGAGATACGCAAACCAGCGGCACAAACCGAAACAGTTGGGTTTATCCTGCTTCGTTTTGAGTCGCGGGGCGTAGCCAATCCCCCCATAAGGGCCGTAGACAATACCGAATTCATTGGTGTAGTAGTTGTTCAATTCCTTTCCACCTCCTTTCTAATCAAAGAACGAAGCGGGAATTGTGCCAGAATTATTTAGTTCCGTAAAGTGTGATCCAAAGCAATCCCCATTGGGAAAAGCAATATCCTCCCCAGATGACTGATAGGGCGTAGTTTCCGCGCACAGCTTGCTCTAGAGAAACAATACCATAGCAGACACCTACCGCACCTATCAGCCAGATGCTGGTCATTCGGAGGCTTCTTCTTTGACTTCTTCTTTCGTGGTTGTGGATTCCTTGAGAGAGCCAAGGACTTCTTCCATGCCGTCATAGGTAAGAAGAATATCCACGGGGTCGGAGTCTTTGCGCTCTCCTTGGATCATTACGATGTTATCGGTGCCGCCGTTAAGCAGTGTGTAGTCCTTGGCTACATAGGCGCTGTTCACGCGATTAGTAAGCACTTCGGACGGGTCTTGTTGTTTGGTTTCTTCACTCATAGATTTATTTGATAGTTTTCGCTGAATCGGACGAATAGATTTCCGTCCATGTACATATGGTCGAGGTGGACTGGCTCTTTGTCAACCCGCCAAAGAAACATTGCCTTTCCTTCTCCGACTCGTTCGGTTGTGATGTAGCCTTCGTGGTCATGTTCAAACTGAGAATGCTCCTTCCAGCCACTGACCATTTCAAAGACTTTGGATAGTCCTTCGCTCATAATTTGGTTAATAGAGACGAGGATTCGGGGGATGTCAAGAGAAAATAACGCGAACCTCAGCTTCGTCAAACATTTGGAGGGCGGCTTTGAATGAGTCGGCCCAACGCTCGTAGCTATCCAGATGGGCGTTGAATGGGCAATACACATCCTTGATTCCAGACTGAATGATAGACGCCGCACAATGGGCACATGGTTGGAATGGCCAGACAAAAAGAGAGTAGTCTTTAAGTGGTTCTTTAGCCGACAAGATGGCATTCATCTCGGCATGGATTGTATAGAGGAGTTTAGTATCGCGATTTGAGATACGTTCATGGCAATCCTCCACCCCCCTAGGAAAGCCGTTGAATCCTACAGATGCTATGGTTCTGTCTGGTCGGACAATGACAGCGCCCACTTGTGAGGAGGGGTCTTTGCTCCATGTGGAGACTTCTTCAGCTAACTTGATAAACCGCGCAACCCACTTGTCTTCAATTGTTTTCATCAACTTGGAATCCTTTGTTTTCTAGATTCTTAACCATGGAGGAAATCATGGTGGACTTGAGTTTGCGTTCGTAAGCTTCCTTGCTTCTCCACATCTTGACTTCCGAAATTAGTAGATCAATTGAGATAATCGGGCTCTCTCCTTCAAAGGTCTGATATTCAGCAAGTAGTTGCTTGATTTCATCAATCTGCGAGCAGGAAGGACACGGGATGTAGTCTTTTCCATTACTTCCGTTGAGTAGATCAATCATAGTATGGGTCGGTAAGTTTTGCTGGGGGGAATAGCGCGATGTTTAAGGAAATGATTTTTTCGGGCATTTGGCTCCAAATACGAGTGGTCTCGTAGCTTTTCTTGCACCACTTGCGATTGTTGAACATCCAATGGTAGCCCAAGATGTAGGCGTTGGCCATCTGGGCATAGCGTTTAAGATCTACGGGTAGTTTATTACGAGCAAGCTTTCTTACTGATCGTTTCTCGCAATCCCATTCCAGTTCAACAACGAGTCGGATATACTTGTCCACATAGTCTACTTTCTTGCCAGCAAGCCATTCATCCAGCTTGCCAAGGGCATCCTCTCTGACATCATGCCACTTGGGTCTTTGGAGTTGCTGGTCGAGGTGACAGGTCTCATGGACAAAGACATCAAGCCATGTGGATACGGGGCGTTTGGTGGCTATGCGTAGCTCTTTGTCATCTGCCCACCCTACAGAGGTGGCCTTGCCCGTGATGAGATACTTTTGAGGAACAAACGAAAGCTTGAATTGGCGGTATTTAAGAATAGACCGCCCCAGAAAGTTGATTGTTGCCTGATCCATCGTCACTCTTCTTCGACATCGGTTTCCTCAACTTGTTCAAACAGTCTTCTGATAGGATTGTCGCAAAAGCCTTCTTCTTGTTCTGGGAACGGCATCAGAACACCCGTGTCATCGTAGGCGACTTTTAGATCATCATCAAACTGCTTTTGATTCACGGAACAACTCTATAATCGTCTCTTCTTTTTGACGAGTTTTTTCTTGTTTAGTTTCAATAGTGACATCTTCCGCACGGTCATCTGGAATTGCTCCAGCATATCGGAGGCAGTCAATGAAGTATTTGAAAACGAGATTGTCTGGGTCAATAAGTCGTTTCCTTCTTGCCGTAAGGCGGATGTGAATGCGTCCTGTATTTTCTTTTTTGCCGCCGCCCTTCGCCAGTGGTTCATTGCGAACAGCGCGTTTAGGCTTGGCGTTACTGCTGGCACTCTTACGGTCAAGAAAGGTTCGTTGGATTGTGTCGATTCGCTCATAGACTCCTTTGCTCACTTCCACATAGCCTGCGGGTATTTCTTTCATTGCTCAAGCAATACTTCCTCTTTAAGTCTTTCGGCTTCGGGGTCGGGGGCGATGCACATCATCAGTGCTTGGCGGGCCTTCTCCAATTGCCTTTCTTTCTGCTCTAGCAGAGCCTCCAAGATCCCCGAAACGGGAGGAGGATTTATTGTAGAATGAATGCGTCCCACCGTCATTTGTAGGTGTTCTACAGTCACTTAATGATTCCTTCTTGACGAGCGATGGCCTCAATCTGGCTCACATACTCGCGGGTACAATTGAATGCTTCGGCAACGGCAGTGAAGTTGGTTTCGGGGTTGTTCATAATAAAGCCCAAAATCTTGAAAGACCTTCCCCCGTTGTACAGACGCCTCTTGGTGGTCTTCTTGCGCCTTGCCCGAATGCCAGTCCGCTTCAGCGCCGAAGCCATAGCATGGTAGCTTGCTCCGTGTTTTACGGCCAGTTCACCAATGGTGATTTCGGGGTTTTCCTGAATTTCAGTAGGTAGAGTAGATGTGTTGATCATATAATTATGTGTTGACATTACACAGTAGATGGGCTTTAATCCCTGTCAAATATTAATATTTAGGGGGCGTTGGAACTTTCCGTTTCCGCGCCCTCTGTGGTTTACGGGCCTTTCTCTGTTCCTTGTGGAACAATTTGTGGCACACCTTGCAAAGGCAGATCAGGTCATCCAGATGGTTGAGTTCATCCCCTTGGTGTTCGTAGGTGCGGTGGTGGGCCTGAAGTTCTAGCGGGCTATTGCAAACCCCACACCTCCACCCGAACCGCTTCTTCACCAGTCGGCTTACTTCCCTCCAGTAAGGGGTGTGCAAGTAGGCTTTGTAGGATTCTTTATCCACAGAAAGATCTTACTCTCTTGTTGACAGAGTGGCCACTCTTAGTTATTTTGGCGTTCGTTTGCATAGTTCTGGGTGCGGTTCCGTTTGCGGTGTCTTATCGTTGACTTTGTTTCGGGGCCGCACCCTCTCTTTTTTTGATTGACTCTTGTTTGAACGTTTTGTAGGGTCGCGGTGTCAACGACATGACAGGCACCGTAAAGTGGGCGTGAAATATGCCACTAGAACCTGTGACGAGGTATGCAAGGGTAAAACCGCCGCACTCACAGTTAGCCATCCGTCCCATTGCTTGATCTTATTGCGGCGTGGGAATCCAGAAAAACTCTGGTAAGCGCGAGGGATAATACCCTCGGAGGTTGATTGCGATTGTTTGAAGGTCTATTAGCGGCTTCGGAGCCTAGATCGTGATCTGTGGAATAAAGCGGAGGACTCACTCACAAGGAATGAGCCGATCCATTTTGACCATGCCTTTGCCCCTGCGGGGGCGAGGTGTGGTCATTCGGTAGGATCTAGCTCAAAGGAATTAATCAATCCTATAGGCGGGCGACTGGCTCCTAGCCCGCC